GTCGTCTACAACCATCTCTAAATCAGCTGATGCTACGACATGGTGTCAGTTTCATCACTCTAGCCACTTTGCAGCCATGTTTCAGGCAATACTTCCTGATGAACTTTGTGAATTCACACTAGCAGCTCTTTCTTTATGGCCCAGAAAGCGATTGTCATTTCCCCTAAAGCAGGCATCAACTCTAGGGGCAAATCTGAAATTGAAGACTGACAACAAAGTCTATATGCAATTTAAGGATGAGTTTGAAAAGGGGGAAGGCATGTTCTTGAAACCTCGTTCAAATGTCATTGAAGTCATCTCTGGCATGTTCCAGGGCATTCTTCACACCACTAGTTCTTTATATCACACAATGATTCAAGAAGTCATGAAACAAGTCATAACTGTAGCTTGTCATGGTAGATTGAAGATGGACAAAGTGCTGGTCACTGTTGTGCAAGGCAGTGATGATTCTGGCTGCATGATATCTGTCCCAGGGAAACCAACGGTTCGAGCAATGCAGACCATTAAGAGACTCTTGCTCTGGAAGGAAAGAGTGTCACCATACTTATCTGTATTCTGTAACGAGGCAAAAAGCTCTATAGGCACCCATGATCTGATAGAGTACAATTCTGAGTGGCATGTAAGGCACATGACCATCAAGCCGACATTTAGATGGGTTAGTGCTAGTCAAGAACTCTCAGTAACAGAGAGGTTCATTGATAGACTGAGGATGTACAACAACACAGTCAGCGACTGTCTCAGTGGAGGAGCTTCCACTTTAGAATGCTCAGTAATTCAGCTTTTCCAATCTACCATGCATTACATGTTGATGGGACTTGGAAACAATGGAAATGAAGATGTCAAGAGAAGATACTTAGAGCTTCTTTTGAGAAACCCAGAACCTATTCACGGTTTCTTCCCCTTTGATGAGGATATCTGCTGTGGAGTGACTGGTGTTGAGTTCTCACTTTATAGGCTCTATAACAACTCAAGCTTTGGAATAAACATGAAAGTGCTTGGTGACTCTGAGACATCTATGGATTATTCCCCTGAGGATCTACCATCATGGATGAAAACAAAAGACATGTCATCAGTAAGGTTAAAGTTTTCTAACATGAAAGTGTTTTATAGGGTCGTAGAGAGAATGAACCTAGAGCCCCTTGATGAAGCTGTGAGAATTGTTGAAGAAGACCCATCAATACTGTTCAGTAGGTCAAACTCGTGGACAGATGAACAACACAACTTGGTACTCAAAGTTTTTAGCAAAGGAGTGAAAGAAAGCATCTCTAATAAATCTTCTATGCTTAGGATGGCCGCATCATCAGCTTACATTCTGACCAACAAGTGCTTTACTAAGAATGATGAGAAAGACCTTGTCACAGAAGAATACAAAGAGAACGGGAAAACCCTCAAAAGGAGAGTGCCAGCAAAACACACGCTCCTGCATCTGATGGAGAGTCATAGTGCGAATATCATAGGAATGAAGAAAACTGAAGATTCTAAGAAAACATTATTTCCTTTCTATGAGGAGTATGACAGAATCTCATCTGACATAGATAACCTCAAACTTAAAGGAATTGTGATCAACCAATATATTAGG